CGTTAATTAAATTAGGCGAAGATATACCTGAAAATTCGATTTTAATAGACGAATATCCCGTAGACTATGATACAGACGACCAAGAGAACGAAACGCTTTCTAAAGAGCCTAAACAGTCTTTATTAAGTAAAATTGTAAACTTAGTTTCAACGGGCGATAATAGACCTAACATAACAAGTAAGCAAGACGAAGTAATCGGAGACGTTAAATTTATAACAAGGTACGTTTACGCTGGTGAAACAAAAAAAGATAGCCGTGAATTTTGTCGTAGAATGATAGCGGCTAATAAAATATATCGTAAAGAAGATATTATAAAGATGGGTTCGCAAATAGTAAATAAAGGTTGGGGTCCGAAAGGAGCTGATACGTATTCAATTTGGTTCTATAAAGGCGGTGGTAATTGTCATCACAGATGGAATAAACAAGTTTACGCTACATTTAGCGGCAAAGCAATAGATGTTAATAGCAAAGAGTTAAAACAAGTTGCGGTACGTAAAGCTGAAAAGTTAGGTTATGTAGTAAAGAACGATTCTAAAGTTAGCCAAAGACCTGTTGACATGCCTAATTATGGTTTTTTACCAAGCAATCCGCAACCTAAAAGAGAAATTACACGATAATGGCTGAAGCACTACTAATAACAAGACAAGACGTTGTTAAATTCACTGCGATGAATGGTAACGTAGATACAGATTCTTTCATACAGTTTGTCAAAATCGCACAAGATATTCACATACAAAATTTCTTAGGTACTGATTTACTTCAAAAATTACAAGCTGAAATTATTTTAGCTACTTCAGGAATACCAACTGCAATAACAGTAAGTAATCAAGGAACTGGATATACAACGGGAACGGCTGTAAATACAACGAGCGCAACGGGAACGGGTTTAAAACTAAATATTACTGCTCCTTCTGGGTTAATTACAAACGCTACAATAAATACAGCGGGAACGGGTTACAAAGTAGGAAATACTGCGACTGTTTTGGGTGGTACAAATGGAGCGGTTACAATAGCTTCAATTTACACAATACCAACCGACTATAATAACCTTTTAGTTACGTATGTTAAACCGATGCTTATACACTGGGCTATGGTAGAATATTTACCTTTTGCGGCTTATACAATAGCTAATAAAGGGGTGTACAAACACAATTCAGAAAACGCTACTAACGTAGAAAAAGTTGAAATAGATTTCCTAATAGAAAAAGAAAGAAGTATTGCACAACACTATACTGAAAGATTTATTGAGCATATAAGTTTTAACAACGACAAATTTCCTGAATATAATAGTAACTCAAATGGGGATATGTACCCAGACACAAACAACAATTATCAAGGCTGGTATTTATGAAGAAATATAAACCGAAACAAGAAAACATAAAGAAGTTAATAACGTATTTAAACAAACAAAATGGCGAACGTAAAGATAAGTCAATTAACAGCAAAGGCAAGTAATATAGTTGCTACGGATCGTTTTGCAATTGCACAAGACGATGGTGGTGGTACGTTTTCAAGTAAGTACGTTACGGGTGCGCAAGTATTCAATAAAACAATGGTTACTTATTCGGCTGCGCTAAATAACTTAACTTTATCAGACGCTAATAAAATTATAAAAACAGACCGTGCTTCAGCAAATGATTTGCGTATTCCGTTAAATTCAAGTCATGCGTTTCCGATAGGTACGGAAATGATTATATTTCAACACGGAGCCGGTCAAACAACTATTGCCGGAACTGCTGGCGTTACTGTACATTCAACGGGTGGTAAAACAAAAACAACGGGACAATATTCAGTTGCTACGTTAATAAAAGTGGGTACTGATGAATGGGTTTTATTTGGAGATATAACAACATAAATAATTAGATATGGCAAATGATATAGGATGGGGCGAAGGAGCTTGTAACAACGATATAAGTTGGGGAATAGCACAAGAATATTTTTCATGTAGTGGTGCTGAAGCACCCGTAGGAGCTACGTTAATGAAAACGGGACAAACAACTTCATATAGAACGGGTGACGATGGCGATTTAGAAGCGGGACGCGCTACTAACTTTACTACTTTATCAACTGATAACCCTTTCGGAAATACGAATAGATTTACCGATACTTTAGGTGGTACAAGCTACGCTAATAATATAGTAATAGATTGGAGTACTTACGACGGTACAACGGTTTTAGGGTACAAAAGAACCTATCAATCAAACGCTTTGTGGAGTGCTTCAATAGACGGGTGTTTAGCCGTAAGCATAGGTACTTATACAAGTGGCTGGAGAATGTGGAATATTTTAGAATTTATAAATATTTGTAATTTTTCGCAAGCTGATAGTAATCCTTTTCCCGCTACATTTACTACACCTAATACTTATTTATGGACTTCAAACACAAATAATACAGATACTACGCAAGCTTACATGGTAGCTTTAGAAAGCATGATTACATATAGAAGATTACCTAAAACGGGTGCTTCTATACCAACGGTAGCGGTTAGAAATTTTACGGTAACTGGAACAACTTTAACTTAATAAATATATAAAAAATGGCGACTTATAAATTCGAACAATTCAACGTTGAAATAGTAAACCCAAGGGTAACGGTTACAACGGTAACAGACAACATTATAGACAAAGTATGTAATGCGACTGTAATTTTAACAACGGATTCAACTATTTTCGGAGTTGAATTTAACGGGTATTCTTATACTGAAGATTGGAACGACCAAGACATTATCGACTGGGTTAATAACGTAGAACTACCGAAATACGAAGTTAAATGAAAATGATACCTATTACACAATTTTTAGAAGTAATAAAGAAACAAGGCGCAATCGGAGTACTTGCATTGTGGTTAACGTACACCCATTTTGAGGTGCAAGACGTTAAAGAACGTTTGTACAACTGCTTAGATAAAAACGAATATTACAATAGAAAACCTATTGAAGAAAAACAGCCACAAGCTCCGATCATAAAATCTGATACGGTTGCCGTACTTGAAAATAAAAGTCGTAAATTAGCGAAAAAATAAGATATGAAGCTAACAACAAATTTCAGTTTAAACGAGTTCAACAAGCATAATTTTACCGTTCCTACGGACGTGTTAAGAAACTTAATTGAACTTGCAAAGAATTTACAAGTGTTACGTGACGAAGTAAAAAAACCAATTAAGATAACAAGCGGTTATAGGCCAGCCGAACACAACGCTAAAATAGGCGGTGCGACTAAGTCAAGACATATTACGGGCGAAGCTGCGGATTTTAAAATAGAAGGTTACACACCGAAACAAGTTGCGGCTATTATCGAGAAATTGATAGCTGAAGGTAAAATGAAACAAGGTGGAATAGGTACATATTCAACTTGGGTACATTACGACGTTAGAGGAACTGCAGCACGTTGGAATAAATAAATAATTATGGCAAAGAAAAAAATAACAATTGACACGGATAACGTAGACGTTAATTTAGAAAAAGACGGTACGAATATTAAACTGGATATAGACTCAAAGAACGTAGATATTCACGTATTAAAAGACGAAGTGAATAAAGAATTCAAGTTAGATAGTAAAAACATTGACATTGAAATTTCAAAAACCGCTGAAGGGTTAGAGGTGAAAGTCGAATCTAAAGGCGGTATTTGGAAACTAATAGCTAAACGAATCGTTAAATTTATTGTAAAACGATTTAAAGTAGGCAAATAAAAATTTTCTTTCTGTTTGTTTTGTGTTATGAAGCCCTTGAGAAATCAGGGGTTTTGTTATTTATGTAAATTATTTTTAATAAAAAGTATTGTTATATTAAACTTTTATATTAGTTTTGCGTATATCATTTAAAAAAACACTATGAAAAAACGAACAGGCATTTTAATTAACTCGATAATTATTTTGTTGGGTGCAACTTACGACAGTTACCTAATGTTAGGTGCTGGCGTATTATGTTTATCTTTAGTACTAATTTCTAAAACTAAAAGACATGAACTCAAAAATTAAAAACGTGGTTAATACGTATTTTCCGCACAAGCCAAACATAACTTATTTAAAGCGTAAATGGATGAATAAAATTTGCCCTGAAGATAAAGGTGGATCATTCAACGAAAAGCTATACAATGATTATTTAGATGCAATATTAAACTATACAAAATGAACTGGTCAAGTAAGCAAAAACGAACTAAACAAGTAAACGTTTCTTTCGAGTGGACTAATAAAGGCGATTTAATAGCGATTTTAAGCGATTTAAAAGAGTTAATTGCCTCAGGAGTAGAAACGTATCACAATCAAAAGAAAAGCGTTGAAACAGCAGATAAATGGCACGAAGTAGAATTTAGCCAAAAGTTCGTAGATAAGATTCACGAAAGTACGGAATCAGATATTAATGGTGAATTAAAGTTAGTAATAAAAAGTAATTTCTAATGGCAGAAGAAGCAAAGATGGCACTACTATTATTTAGTGTTGGTTTTATAGCAATAGTAATAGGATTAATAAATAATAAAATAAACGAAAAATGAAAACAGAAGTAACTTTAAAAGAATTGTATTTAACGCGTACGCCTTTTGCTATCGTGGAAAGTGAGGAGTTTGGTGGTACAATCTACTCAGTAGTGTTTAGAAACCAAGGAATCAGAACCTACGAAATACTAAAAGACGAAATAAACTATTTTTTTACTATTCACAAACAAGCTAAAAAGATTGAGTTTGGATATACCGGGAACGTTTATGAGTTCTTTGACTTTAAAAATAAACTAAGCGCAGCAACTCGATATCAATTTATTGAAGCAATAAGCAGAAACAGATGAAAAGACGAAGAATTAATTTAACACGTTACTACCATTATCCTATATCGGTGCGTAACCATAGAGTATTTCAATACTGGAAAAGAAAAATTTTAAAAAAATGTAAAAACTTTGAATTTGATTAAAAAATAATTCGTATTTTCGTATAGTTCAATGCAGGAACTTTTAATTAAAAAAAGAAATTTAAAGCAATAGCTGAGTAGTGCTGCATTCACGAAAGGCTGTTGCTTTTTTTATTTAAAAAAAAATTATGTTAGAAATTAAAGAAGAATTTAAAAAGTTAATACCGCCTTTAACAAGTGAAGAATTTAAACAACTTGAACAAAATTGTTTAGCTGAAGGAATACGAGAAGCTATTTTAACGTGGAACGGGTTTATAATAGACGGACACAATAGATACGAAATAGCAACTAAATGGAACTTAGACTTTCAAACTAAGTCAAAGCATTTTAAAGAGGAAGAAGATGTTATTGAATGGATGATTTTAAACCAATTAGGTAGAAGAAATATAACTAAAGAACAAAAGGCTTATTTAATTGGAAAAAGATACGAAAATGAAAAGCAAAAGTTAGGAGGTCAAATTTCTAAAGGGTTAGAACAAAATGTTCCACCTATTTCTACTGCTGAAAAAATAGGTGAAGAAGTTGGAATATCTCATATGCAAGTAAAACGAAATGAAGAATTTGCTAAAGGAGTTGACAAATTAGGCGAAGAACTTAAACAACAAGTATTGCAAGGTAAATCTGAAGTAAATAAATCGGATGTACAAATAATAGCAAAAGCAGAACCGACATTTGTAGCACAAACTGAAGCTGATATAATAGCTAAAGCAAAAGAAATCAAAGAACGTAAAGCTGAAGAATATAAACAAAAAATTGTACAACGAGTAGAAACGAAAGTAAATGAAAAGCCAATTTCATTCGAAGAAAGAGAAATGTTAGATAAAATTGAAAAAGGCGAAACGGTTGTAATAAATATGAACTTACATTTTCACGTTTTAAAATACGCTAAAGATAAAGGTATATACAAACAAATTGATAGGTATAGTGAATTTGGCAATCCGTTTTTTTTAGATTCAGACGGAAATAGAGATCAAGTTTGTGACGGATATATTGAATACTTTAAACATAAAAGAAGTTTACATAATAAAATTAAAGATTTAAAAGGTAAAGTATTAGGATGTCATTGCGCCCCGTTACGTTGTCATGGAGACCATTTAAAACATTTAGCAGATGAAAATTAAATTCCTTCAAATTGCTATCGCTCAATGGGAACATAATAATAAATTAAAAGGTGTTTTTCATTGTACTATTGGATTAAATTTAGATTCAAATGAATTAGTTAGAATGTATCCAGTAGAATTATTTAAAATGAAAAAACACGGAATATATTTAGTAGAAGTTGAACCAATGACTTGTAAAAGAGAAAATAGCTATAAGCCTAAATTTATAAGACAAATAGGAATGTACGACCGAGAACAAACGTCTGATTTATTAAATAAAATACCAATTACTACAATAAATCAATTAAACGAAGATAAATTATCAATGGGTGTAATAGATATTTCAAATAAAACGATACGTGCTGAATTAAATGAACATTATGTCAACGATACGCAAATTGATTTATTTGAAGGTACTGAATATTCAATTCAAACAAGTCTACAAAATAAAAGCTATTCTAATTTTTTAAAAAAAGATATTAGGATAAAATTTCCTACTCAAGAAACAATACAAGGTTATAGAGATTTGTCGTATAATGAACATCACTTTTACGTAGGATTAGAAAAAAATAATAGCATACCTTCTTATTACAATTCAACAAATTATAATAGAATGATAATTGGAAATTTAAGAAATCACAGAAGTACATTTATTGGATTGTGTATGTTTAAATCAAAATAATTATTATATTTGCATACGGTTAGAGTCTCAAAAATAGTTAACCTAAAGAAGTTATTAACCCCTTCAATGAAACTGACGTGAGACTCCAGCGGATTTGAGGGGGTTTTTTAATTTAAGAATTATGGCAAAAGACAAAAAAGGATTTATTTTGTATGCGGATCAAAAAGCAATTTTTGACCAACTACCAAACGACAAAGCTGGTGAATTAATAAAGTTTATATTAAGTTATGTAAACGATGAGAATCCAGAAACAGACGATTTAATTATTAAGTTAGCTTTTACACCTATTCAACAACAACTGAAAAGGGACTTAATAAAATACGAAGAAACAAAAGAAAACAGAAGCAAGGCAGGTAAAGCAGGCGCTAACAAAAGATGGCAAAATATAACAGAAGATAGCAATCGCATAAATGACATAGCAAAAATAGCTGTTAATGATAATGTAAATGTAAATGTAATAGATAAAGTAATAGATAATATAGAAGAACGTAAAAGCAAGTTTTACACTTCGCTTTCTATTTATGTAAATGAATATCCTAAAAAAATGCTACGTGAATTTTACGATTACTGGACTGAACACGGGGTTAAAGATAAAAAGCTTAGATTTGAAAAAGAAAAAACATTCGGTATAGAACAACGTTTGCGAACTTGGTACAATAGAAACCCTAAACAATACGATCAAGACAACGACCCTAACCCGCCCGAATATTATATTGCTAAAGCACAAGGATTATGTTAAAAACAGCTGGAGATTCAATAGATTATTTATTAAACTACCGTAATGGTAAAATAAAACAAGGTTTAGAAATAGGATGCGATTTAGACAATTATTTGCGGTTTAAACCTAAACAACTAAATATTATTTTAGGACATGACAACGTCGGAAAAACGTATTGGATAAATTGGTACTTTTTAAATTTAGCACTAAAACACGAATTAACGTTTTGCATCTGGAGTGGTGAAAATCAAAAAGGTCAAATATTACGTGATTTAATTCAAATGTATTCGGGACAACAATTTAAAACACTTACTGAAGAAGAAATAATGACTTATTCAACTTACTTAGAACAATACTTTCAATTTGTAGACAACTCAAAATTATACAAGCCTGAAGAATTGTTGAAGATATTTGAAGATAGCAATTGCAAAGTAGGGTTAATTGACCCGTTCACGGGTTTAGATAGGCAAATGACGTACGAAGGTAACTACGAATTTATGAATAAGGCACGGCAAATGGTTAATTTTACGGGAATGACGTTGTACATAAACACGCACCCGAATACTGAAAGCGGTAGGGGTGCAAATATTTACACGGAAGGCGAATGGAAGGGTAACTTAAAAGCACCGTTAAAAGACCACATTGAAGGCGGTAAAGCATTTAGTAACCGTTGCGACGATTTCTTTGTAATTCATCGATTAGTAAAAGACCCTATAATGAAATATTCAACTTGGATCAACGTAGAAAAAATAAAAGACGTTGAAACGGGCGGTAAACATACTGGATTGAACGAACCCGTAATGTGTAATTTTAATTCGGGTTTAGGTTTTGTAATTGGTAACGTTGACCCGCTACAAAAACACCGACCTAAAAGCGTAAAATCAAATAGTTTTCCCGTACGTAATCCTGATATTGTAAACGGAAAAGAATTACTTTCGTTTAGTGAACGAATGAAGCAAGGCGCATTTGAAGAATTAAAACCAATTGAAAACAAGAACGGCGAAATGACCATGCCATTTTAAATTAAGAAATATGACACCAAAAGAAAAAGCAGAAGAATTAGTAGATACTTATAAATTCGTGTTATGGTCTGAAGATACACAATGCGGTGAGGAAATACTATGTACTGGAATAGCAAAACGATGCGCTTTAATTGCAGTTGATGAGATAAGAGATAATTTACCTTTAATTACAGATATACAAAACCATTGGATAGAAGTTAAATACGAAATAGAAAAATTATGACACCTAAAGAAAAAGCAAAAGAATTAATTAATACATATGATTTATTTCAAGCTCATATAGAGTATTTTTCATTTAATGATGCGATACAATGTGCATTGATTTTAGTTTCTGAAATGAAAAAACAATGCTGGGATTATAGAGATATTGATTTACAAGCTTCTTATGATTATTGGTTACAAGTTGAAAAAGAAATATTAGAATTATGTTAGAAATGATAAAACGTAAAGCGGGTTTAAACGTACTTTACTGGAAAATAAAATTTAGTTTAGATAATATCAAAGAAAAACACGAACACCGTACCGATTTAATTAATTCAATGGAAAAAAGCCTAACCGAAGTAGGCGAAGCGGTGCAATATTTAAACCACGTAGATAAAATGTTAATGGCTACGAATAGACGAAACCACGAATTAGAACTTGAAAACATAATGTTAAAACAAGAAAATAAAAGCTTAAAAATAAATGTAGAAAAATTAATAGAAGGTTTATGAAGATACTTAATTTATACGCTTGTTTAGGCGGCAACCGTTACAAATGGAACGAAGTAAGCAAAGATATAAAAGTAACAGCGGTTGAACTTGACCCCGAAGCAGCACGTTTATATCAAGAGCGTTTCCCAAATGATAAAGTAATTATAGCAGACGCACACGAATATTTACTTGACCATTACAAAGAGTTTGATTTTATTTGGAGTTCACCACCTTGTCCTACGCATTCAAAGGTTAGGTTTACTCAAAAGAACCAAGATTTTTATAAGCCTGAATATCCAAATATGATGTTATATCAAGAAATTATTTTTCTTAAACACCATTTTGAAGGTAAATATTGTATTGAAAATGTTATTCCATACTATGAACCATTAATAGCTGGGCAAAAAAGAGGTAGGCATTTATACTGGACTAATTTTTTATTGCCAAGTGATATTGCTGAAAGAAGTATGAAAGGAGTTATGTGTGGTCAGTCAACAGATGAACTACGAAAACTTTGTGATTTTCATCAATATGATTTTTATCAATACAAAGGTGAACAAAGTAAAACTAAAATGGCTCGTAATTTAGTAGATTTTGAAGTTGGAAAAACAATACTTGAAACGGCTTTAAATATTTATAGAAAAACGGATATTAAACAAACTTCAATATTTGATTACCTATGAAAACACGAAAATGTAAGTACTGTAAACAACCCTTTGAACCGTCCGTGTTTTTGCAAAAAAATTGCTTTGACCCTAATTGTGTAACTGAATGGATAAACGATGTAAAACAAAAGAACTGGCAAAAGAAAAAAGCAAAGTTAAAATTAGACTTAATGACTGTCCAGGACTATATAAAATTAGCTCAACAAGTATTCAACAAATATATTCGCCTTAGGGACAAATCGTCCCTGTGTATTTCGTGTCAAAAAAAGCCGTTAAAAGAAAATGCTGGACACTTCTACAACGCTAATAATCATTGGTCGGTACGTTTTGACGAACGCAACGTGCATTTACAATGTGAACACTGCAATACATTCCTTTCGGGTAACTTAATTTACTACCGTGAAAACCTATTAAAGAAAATAGGAATAGAAGAATTTGAGAATTTAAGTGCTGAAGCTACAAAAACACGAAAGTACACGATCGAGGAACTAAAAGAAATTATAGCAACGTATAAAAAAAAATGTAAGGAATTAGAACTATATTAATAATTTATATTACTTTTGACAAACACAAAACAAATAAATATGAAAAAGTATTATTGGACAATGAAAAACGGACAAAAGATTGACGTTGATTTAATGGATGAAAACCATTTACGAAACACCTTAAAAATGATTTTACGTAGTATTGAAAATTCAAAAAATAAAGAACGTGAAATTAAAAAAACACGATTTCAATTAAATGGAGATATAGCGCAAGACCATTACGATCAAATGACTTTAGCTGAATACCAAGATGAAATGCAATATTATTTTTAAACACAAAATAAAATGGAAATTAAGTTAAAATGGATTTACCCTACTAAGGTAAAAAACAAGTACGGTTATATTTACAATTACTTTTACGTTCGTAGAAACAGGCAGTACCTTTATTCAAGTCAAAGGTTAGAAGATGCGCAGGATTTTGTAATTCGATACGCTGAAAAGAATAACATTAAAAACATTTACAAATGATTACGAATTTTGAACAGTACACGCACGAGTTAAGCGCTGAAGAAATGGAAATTTTACAGCTGGTAATTCATGGGTTTAGGGGTTACAAAAAGTCGAACCCTATAAAAGCTGAATTAATAGTAAAAAGAATGAATGTATTTTTAGAAAATAACGGATACAAAATAAGATTAACACAACCGAGATTACGAAAGTTAGTTAACTATATTCGTTCAAATGGTTTATTGCCGTTAATAGCGACCTCTAACGGGTATTTCACCAGCGATTGTAAACTTACTATTCAACAACAAATTATAAGCCTTCAGGAACGAGCAAATTCAATTGAGAATGCGGTGCAAGGATTAAAGAAATTTTTATAAATATTTTTTTAATTATAGTTATATTAAAAATTATTATTAAATTTGTAAACACAAAACACAAAATAACATGAAACAGTTAACTAAAATTCAGGCGGAATTAAAATGCCCAAAAGGAAGCTTCAACAAATTTGGCGGCTTCAAATATCGAAGTGCAGAACAAATACTTGAATCTGCAAAACCTATTTTATACAAATACGAAAGTGTATTAATACTAACTGACGAAGTAGTAGAAGTTGGTAGTAGGTTATTTTTAAAAGCAACTGCAACTTTGATTAACACGGATGGGGAAATTAAAGTAAATGCCTATGCTGAATTAAGCGAGCATAAAGGAATGTCAAGCGAACAAACAACTGGCACAGCTTCGAGTTACGCACGTAAATATGCTTTAAACGGTTTATTCTTAATTGATGAAACGGAAAACGATCCAGACTCAAAAGACAATAGAAAAGCGGAAACGTTAGACAACAAAAGATTTTTAGAAGCACTAAAAGCAATTGAACAAGGTAAATTTAACGCTGAAGATTTGAAAGCTAAATTTGATTTAACTAAAGAACAACTTGCTGCACTATGAAAATACGATGTTCACAAATAGGAAAAATTATGACAAACCCCCGAGAAAAGGGGGTACGTCTTTCTCAAACTACTAAAACGTATTTACTTGAATTAGCGGTCGAAGAAAAATACAATATACACAAAGAGTTTTGGTCAAGGTACACGGACAAAGGAAACGAAGTAGAAGCTGAATCAATAAAATTAGTTAATAATGTTTTAGACGTAGGATTTATTTACAAAAACGAAGAATGTTTATCTAACGATTATCTAACTGGAATACCTGACGTAAACACGGACGTATTAATAGACGTTAAAAGTAGTTGGGATGCGTTTACATTTTTTGAAAAGGTAGTAGAAGAAGAAGTAAAAAACAAAGATTACTACTATCAATTACAGGGTTATATGTGGCTAACTGATAAACAAGAAGCGTTATTGTGTTATTGTTTGATTGATACACCTTTACAAATTGTTAGGGATGAAATAAGAAGGGAGCATTGGCGAAGAAACGAAATAGACGAAAACGACGAAATAATAGACTTTGTAGAAGCTAAACATACTTTCATGCACATACCTAAGGAAAAGCGTGTTAAAACGCACGTAATAAAGCGAAATGAGAAAGTAATAGAAGCTATTAAAACACGAATTGAAGAATGTAGAGAATATTATAACAACTTAATTCAAGTAATATGAATCCAGAAGTTAACCAAGAAATACAAGAATTAAAAAAAGAACTTAAAGAATTAAAGCAATTAGTAAAAGCACTAACAAGTGTAACAGATGAAGGCGGTACTGTAAATGCTGATTCTTTAATAGTAAAAATATTAAAATTAAAAGTAAAATAAAAATGGAAAAAAGAGACAACAGCGGAGCGTTATTTACAAACGACAAAAAGACGAAAGAAACGCACCCCGATCTAAATGGTAAAGTAACAATTTTAGGGCGTGAATTTTATATCAGCGCATGGAAAAAACAAACAGGTCAAGGTAAAGGATATTTAAGTTTATCAATTAAACCAGTTGACGAACAAAACACGAAGCCACAAAGCAACGATATTTCAGACTTTTTAAACAACTTTTAAGCTATGAAAGAGGAAAAGATAGTAGCTAACATAAATAATGTAACACGAACGTTAATATGGCGGTATATTCAAACGAAAGGAATAACACTAAATAAGTTTTGTTTAGAAGCTAAATTACACCAAAGTAATATTCACACGTTCCTGAAGGGCAAAACGATAAACACTGCTACAATTGAACGAATAGGAAAGTTTTTAGATTCAAATAAATAGGCTCGGCAAAGCACCCCCCTTGTTCAGATCAAAAACCCGGGAAGTAATGAATATGCACACAAGGGGGTTTTTAAAAAATTAGGCTCTGGTAAACCTAAACAAGTGCGGAACGTAAAAAATTCCGCATTTTTTTTATTCAAAGTATTGTTTATTTAAAAAGTTATATTAATTTTGATGAAATAATTAAATAAAGAGCTATGAAAACACGAAACACAACAGTAAAAAACATTGAAGTTAACAACGGAGTAGGGTATTTTGATATTGACTGCGGCAAAGGTAAAGAAATGCAGTTTCAATTTACACCTGAATGGATACTAAAAGACGGTGAATTAGACGGTGTAACAGTTAAATTAAGTAAATACGACTTCTACGCTGAAGATGGCGCGTTAATAAGTTCTAAACACCTAAACAAAAGAAACACAAAATTAATTTGTGAATACATTGAAAGCGTTTTAGACAATGATCCATATTCTTTTGAGTTTGATGAATACGAATTAATGCAAGAAGAGTTTGATTTTAACCAAGAAATGATATTTGATGAAAGACGTTTGTCGAATATTTAAAAAAATAGTATAACTTTGTAGGGTGAGACACGCCTTACTTTTACCTTTTTTGATAACCCTATTTATTTTAGATAGGGTTTTTCTTGTTTGTGCCTTTTGGGTAACAAGTGAAAAGTTTCAAACGTGGGTGTATAAAGACGAATT